GAGAGCATCCGGTGGCAAGAAAGCCATAGCGGCCGCTGTAAGAAGAAAGAGAAGAAAAGACAAGAATCCAGAAAGACGTGGTAAAGCAATCAACGTCGCAAATAAGAAAAAGAAAAAATAATTTGCAATCAAGCAAATTTTGTTATATACTTGTTGGATAACAACAGGAGAAACAAATGGCAGTAAGAAACTTCAATGACGCAGAAAAACAGAAACTAATACAGATAATTTCACAAGGATCACAGGTACTAGGTGAAGTGGAGGATCTCAGAGCAGGACTCAGGGACACCGTCAAAGCAATAGCAGAAGAACTGGAACTAAAACCAGCACTTATCAACAAAGCGATATCGGTTGCACACAAAGGCAACTACCAAAACATCGCTGATGAGATGGACACGCTGGAAAGCATACTAAACACAGCCGGCAAACTTTAGTGATTAGACTACTCAAAGAATTTTGGGTAAACAGTTACAAAACAGATTCCACAGCATTTTGGCTTGAACTGTTTTCTGTAGTTGTTACCGTCCTGGGATCCGCGGTGTTGACTTTCACCTCGCCAGAGCCTATAATGAGTATTGTGTTTCCATTGTACTGGCTTGGATCAAGCACGATGTGTCTGGCCGGATATAGGCGTAGACTAGTTTGGATTGCTTGCCTTACTGGTTGGTTTACAATAATGAACACAATAGGATTGTACAAAGTATTCATACAATGAGCTACATAGACGCACTATACAAGAAAGACGAAGACAAGATATACGTTGTAGAACGTGATCCGAAAAAAGGACGTGTGTTCGTTGAATATGACGCAAGGTACGTGTTCTACTATCAAGATGCAAGGGGAAAACACAGATCCATGACTGGCGAACCATTGCAGAGAGTGGTTTGCTCCACAAATAAAGAATTCATAAAAGAGCAACGTATAAGATCAAACAAGCAACTTTATGAACATGATATCAATCCAGTGTTCAGATGTTTGGAAGAGAATTATCTCGGTAAGGAAACTCCAAAACTGAATGTAATGTTCTTTGATATCGAGGTTGACTTCGATCCAGATCGAGGTTATTCCACAACAGATGATCCGTTCATGCCCATAACTGCCATAAGTTGTTACATGAGCTGGACGGATCAACTGGTCACCCTGGCAGTGCCACCAAAGACAATCAGCATGAAAGATGCAGAAGAACTGACAAAGAGATTTGAAAATACAATGCTGTTTGAAAACGAGAAAAACATGTTGGACGCATTCCTACAACTGGTCGAAGACGCTGACATACTTTCAGGTTGGAACTCCGAGGGATATGATATTCCATATACCGTTGGAAGAATACAAAAAGTTTTAAGTGGAGATGACACAAGGAGATTGTGTTTCTGGGGCGAGAAGCCAAAGAGAAGGGTGTTCGAAAAATACGGCAGAGAACAATTAAGTTTTGATCTCGTTGGTCGTGTACACTTGGACTTGCTGGAACTATACAGGAAGTACACATATGAAGAAAGACACAGTTTCAGGCTGGACGCAATCGGAGAACACGAACTTGGTGAAAAGAAGACCGTGTATGAAGGCTCACTTGACAGTCTGTACAAAAATGATTTCGGACTGTTCATAGAGTACAACAGGCAAGACTGCGCCCTTTTGGCTAAACTGGAGAAGAAACTGAAGTTCATTGAACTTGCCAACGAGATAGCACACCAAAACACAGTGTTGCTACAGACCACAATGGGTGCTGTGGCAGTTACAGAACAGGCCATAGTGAATGAAGCACACAGACGTGGAATGCAGGTGGCAGGAAGAAAATACAAGAAAGATGGTGAAGAAAACCAACCAGCGGCTGGAGCCTACGTGGCTACCCCAACAAAGGGCATTCATGATTGGATAGGCTCCATAGATATCAACTCGCTGTATCCTAGTGTGATTAGGGCACTTAACATGGGGCCTGAGACAATAGTTGGCCAGATACGTCCGGTGATCACATCGGCTGAGATTAACAGGGCCAAACACGCAAAGAAATCATTCGCGGCCGCATGGGACAGCCAGTTCGGGAGTTGGGAGTATCAGGCTGTGATGAATCAAGAGAAAGGCACGGAAATAATTGTAGATTGGGAAGACAAGACCAGTGTGAGGATGAGTGCCGCACAACTATATGAAATAATTTTTGATGGCAACAACAAATGGATGTTGAGTGCTAACGGAACTATATTCACATATGAGTATGAAGCAATAATTCCAGGATTGCTAAAAAGGTGGTACGCAGAACGACAAGAGATGCAACAAAAAATGCGTGACTGTGGCGATAACGAGATTGAAAGGGAATATTGGGACAAAAGACAACTGGTCAAAAAAATTAATTTGAACAGTCTGTATGGTGCGATATTGAATCCAGGTTGCAGATTCTTTGACATAAGAATCGGGCAGTCAGTGACGTTGACTGGCAGGTGTATCACAAAACACATGGCCAGCAAAGTAAACGAGATTGTTGCAGGCAAGTATGACCATAAAGGAGAAAGCATTGTGTATGGAGACACAGATTCTGTGTACTTCACTGCACATCGTACACTAAAGAAAGAAATACAACAAGGATCGATACCATGGACTAAGGATTCGGTGGTGTCCTTGTATGACAAGATATCTGATGAAGTCAACGGATCATTCAAAGCGTTTATGACCAAGGCGTTCCACACTCCAAGCACACGTGGTGAAGTAATCAAAGCAGGTCGGGAGTTGGTTGCATCAAAAGGATTGTTTATCACGAAGAAGAGATATGCAGTGCTATACTATGACAAAGAAGGTCACAGGACAGACGTAGAAGGCAAAGAAGGAAAAATGAAGGCAATGGGACTGGATCTCAAGCGGTCAGACACTCCTGTCTATGTGCAAGACTTCCTGAGTGACTTGCTGTACATGGTGCTGACAGGTAAAACTGAGAAAGAAGTTTTAGATAAAATAAGTGATTTCAGAGCAGAGTTCAAGGCTAGGCCAGGCTGGGAGAAAGGTTCACCAAAAAGGGCCAATAACATGACCAAGTACACAGAAGCAGAAGAAAAGCAGGGCAGGGCGAATATGCCTGGACACGTGAGAGCCAGCATGAACTGGAACAGATGCAGGGAGATGTATGGAGACAAGTACTCGTTGCCAATCACAGATGGCGCAAAAGTCATTGTATGCAAGTTGAAAAATAATCCATTAGGATATACGAGCATAGCATATCCTGTGGACGAAATGCGTATTCCGGAATGGTTCAAGGATCTGCCATTTGATGGCGATGCCATGGAGGCGACCATACTGGATCAGAAAATAGACAACCTTATTGGCGTGTTGGGTTGGGACGTGCAATCAACTGAAACCAGCAATACGTTTAACAAACTATTCGAATTTTAAATATGGACACGCATTTCTTTGATTACGAACCGGGAGATCGAGTAAAAAATCCTAAGGCACCGGACTGGGGCATAGGCCAGGTTCAATCGATTATTAAGAATCGTGTGACAGTGAACTTTGAAAATGCAGGGAAAAAAACTGTTGACGGTAGTGTGATAGATTTGGAAAGGATTCATGCAAGATAAATTAAAATCAACATTCATAACTGCACTGGAAAATCACGACTGGAACTACGAAAGACACACAGACTCTAAATTTGAAATTGGAGTAAAACAAAAAGAGCAGATTAGAAGTATTGTTGCTGAAGCATACGAGATAGGAAAGGACCCTGCTAGAATATTCTATAGCATCTGTCCGGAACATCTCTACAAACAGTCTGCTGATTATGGCATAAGGACTCCGTGGAGTGAACTAAGGTTGCACCTTGATATCATGAAAGAGGAAGTGCAGACAGGATTTAATGAAAATGTTAAGCATAGAAGAAATTAAATTGTTGATTGAAAAACTTGAGAAGGCAAAAGAATCAGATTTTAGAGCCCTTATTGAAAAAAATCTGCGAATACTAAAAGACATTGAAATGGCTGTCGATGCCAACAATAGCCAGGTAATAGAAAGATTAGACAAGACACCAGAATGGTTCAAAAAAGATTTGGACTTTAAAGAAAAAACACCAATGGTCGATCCTGTTACACAAAGGCAAGTGCAAAGCAAAATTTTCCAATTTGCAAGGACAAACATCTATCACAGTCTGGAAATTGGTCCAGGCAATGGAATGTTCTCCATGGATTTCAGAGCATGGGCATCAAACTTTTTCTTGGACGTGCTAC